TTGAATTTCCGATTCCAAATCTCTGATTTGTCTCTGACATCCAGCGATCTGAGTATTGTTTTTAGAAATGCCATTATTGAGGACTAAAATCTCCTTTGATAGAACAGTGAATTGACGCTCTCGATCTTCTTCATTTTTAATTGCCTCCTCCAGTTCATTATAACCGGATTGCAACTCTTTTGCTTTATTCTGAGCGTCTTCAATCTTATTTATTCTGAAGGTCTCTTCAATAGATTGTGTACAGGTGGGGCAGACCGTATTTTGTGTGAAAAATTTATGTTCCTTGGTAATAGTTGATACTTTGTTAGAAATCTTACCTTTTAGATTACCAAGTGTACGAAGTTTTTCTGCAGCACCAGCATATCCTTCTATCCGTTTTTGCAAACTAGCGAGTTCAATATTATTAGTTTCATTGATTCCCATCCAATTATTTTCTTCTACAAGAAGATTACCAATCTTTAGTTCTTTATCCGAAACATTTTGCTTGGCACGATTCTCAAGTTCTTCCATGAAGTCTTCTTGCATCGAAACCTTTTCAAGCAAGGATTCTTTCTTAAGTTCATAGACTTTAATATCTTCACGTAAGGCACGAATTTTGTCCTTTATAACGGTATTCATCGTAGAGAAGATACGAATATCTAAAAGGTCTTCAATCACTTCTCTACGATTATTTGCAGTCAGTTGCATAAATGGAACAAATGTGCTGCTACCCAGAATTACAATTTGAGTAAAAGACTTATAATTCATCTTCAATACATTTTGCTCAAACCATTTCTGCTGGTCGTTAGCAGATGCACTTTGGTCTAGCAGTTCATTATCTCTCCAAACCTTAAAGATATTTGGTTTGATACCACGAACAACTTTCCATTCAACATTACCTACAGTAAATTCAACTTCAACAAGACAGTCTTTCTCGTTAGTTGCATTGATTAGTTGTGGTTTATTAATTTTACGAAAAGGTTTACCAAATAAAGAAAATGTAAGCGCATCTAAAATAGTAGATTTACCTGCACCATTAGTACCGATAATTAAATTTGTGTTGTTTTGAGTAAGACTGACTTCTGTGAATTGGTTTCCAGTAGAAAGAAAGTTTTTCCATCTAATAGTTTTAAATAATATCATGCTCAGTATCAGGGGGAATCACAATGTCATTAGGAGTAATAATTGTGTAACTGTAATTATGCAGCACACAGGTTTCAATCATAGCCTCATTATCAACTTCAATAACGTGCATTTCTGGACTACCAGAATTTTCTAACATCATAGCATATCGCGATGCATCGTCTTCTTCTTGAAAGATATAAAGAATATCTGTTCCGTCTTTGTTAGCAACAGAATATGCCCCGTCAGTTTCTTTTCCTAAAATCGTTAAAATAAACATTACACCATCTCACATGCCTCTTGATACGTATCTCGGATAATATTTTGAATCTTTGATTTGTCAAGAGTTACTTCTGCCTCTTGAATATATCTATCCAAAATAGAAAGCGTATCTTCAGACTCCATAGCAGAAAATTCTTTATCATCATACCATCCACCAAAATCATAATTTTCTACGATCTTTAGTTCGGCAACACCTATAGAATATAGTTTATCAATAACCTTCTCAAACTCTTTAACTCTTGGTTTGTTCCTAACAATAACTTTTACAATTTTATTTTCATATGGAGTAACATCTACCATTTGATGAGACTCATCATCATAATACAAATTGTAGAACATCCGATATGGATTATTAATCGGAGTCAATTCTCTAGTATCAGTATCAAAGATATGAAAACCTCTAGAATCATTTACATCATTCCAAAACATTTCATAAGGGTTACCAAGATATGAAATCTTACCGTCAGAAGAACGAGTATGATAGTGACCACTGTATACGGTAGAGAATTTAGAGAATACTTCTTTATCCATACCGTGGTCCATCACCACATTCTTATGTGCCCTGAACCCACTGAGCTCAAGGTGACCCATAGCACAGTCATACTTAGTATTATTAAGTACCTTTAAAGTATCCTTTTCGTTCTCATCATTAATCCAAGGAACAAATACTACTCCAAGTTTATCAAGTTTAACTTCTGTTGGTTCAGAATATATAATAACGTTTTTATATTCGCGAAGTAGTAAGTCAACTGCATTGACATTATTAGTATTTTTATAGTATGCAGTATGATTACCAACGATAGTATGAACAGTAACTCCCATATCTTGGAGTCTGTCATAGTAATTATTCTTTGCCCAAGAGAGTGCCGAAAAATCAATACCTTTACGACTATCAAATGTATCACCCATATCTACAATAGTAGTAATGCCCTCTTCCTCAATAGTGGGGAAGAAGACATCATTGTAGAACTTTAGGAAATAGTCGTGAAACAGTTTAGAGTTCTTACGGGCACCAAAGTGCTGATCTGTAATGATCGCAATTCTCATTGATAACGGAGTTTACTATGGACAGCGTCCTTGATACTATTATAGTCGCTGTAGTTGGATCCGTCAAGGGTGTTGTTGTCGTCAAAGACCTCACTGTACTCTGAGCGTTCAATAATCTTGTTCTTAATATCTAATTGTCTTTTCTCTCGCTGAATACGACGCAGAAAAGCGTAATGAATAATCTGAGTGAAATACGCAAAGGGATTCTGTGATTTTTCTGGATTAAAGTTATGAATATATTGGACGCAATTCTCAATACCGTCAGAAATCATATCTTCTTTAAACATATAGTTTACGAAGTTTGGTTTAAACGATAGATGATTAGCAATCTTTAAGAAGCACTCTCCAATATATCGTGGAATACAAGGTTTAGTTTCCCACCTCTGTGACCTATCTTGTTTAGTAGGTTCTCTGCCATACAAAGCAATAAAAGTTCTCTCAACTTCACTACGATACTCAATGAGTGCCGCAAGGAATTCTTTATTATTAACGTAATGCTCTGACCTTTTCCTCTTGGCCATCGTAGTGCCTACCATAAGTTTTCATCATAATATGTATATATTATATCATCAATACAAACACTTGACAAGTATCCAAACCATGTGTAGAATACCTTTGTGGGGTTTGAAGAGATAGCTATAGATTACTTAGATTCTTTAGGATCTTTATTAGAATTTTTGTATATTTTCTCTAGAACTTCTTTTGCATCTCTTACGCTAGAGAGATATCCCATCTTTCTATCAATTTTAGATGAACCGTTGTTTTTATCTTTAGCACTACCGGTTCTAACATATTCTTGATACATCATTATAATTTCAATATCTGATGATTCTGATAAAGTAAGAACATCATCCAATCTAATTATAAACATATCTTCAGATGTAGTCTTTAACCATGGTTCTATTTTATAACCAACTACATTATCTGTTTTAGATTTAATTTCTTTTACATTAATTGGATTAGAAACTATTAGCATAGTTCTATCTTTCTCTTCTGAGGCTGCTACTTTAGCGAATATTTCTTCTCCGCTTCTAAGTTTAATAGTTGCGTAAAAATCTTCTTCTATCATATTCCTCCGTTGAGTTGTATGGTAACAATTTCATAATTGAACTTCTCTTCATTGTATTGTTTAATTCGTTCTATAAAATGATTAAGTGTGTAGTTTCTTCTTGTAGTAGTTGAACTATCGTCAGCAATATCGTATAAAGTTGCTTTTAATTTGTTTTTTCCTTTTCTAAGCACCCGTCCAATGCTTTGAAGGTTTCTGATTCTGGATTTGCTAGGTGAGGCGAAGATAACATTATGGAGATTTTTAATATTGATACCTGTAGAAAAAGTTCCATAAGATGCAACAATAACGGCATTGTTTTCTCTTTCAGTTATTTCTCTTACTAACTCTCTTTCTGTAGTATCAACTCCACCGTGGACAAAAAATACTTTTTGGTTATCTTTCTTTTGATTATTTATCTTGTCGAAAAGTACTTGACCGTGTGCTTCGACTCTTGCAAATAACACAAGAGTATTACCTTTCATATCCAATGCAAGATTGGTAATAAAGTTATTTCTTTGTTGATGTGTAATTAAATACTGTACTTCATCCTCAAATATATCAAATTTACGGGGAGGATGTTTAAGAACAATACATTGTATATCTAACTGAGACAAATGTCCTTGTCTCATCAACTCATCTGTTCTAGTCACTTTGTATGAAGGACCAAAGACCCCTTCTAACACCCACTTATGCGTCTGTGTGCCATCTAAGGTTCCGGTAAATCCAAATCTATACTTTGCATGATGCAACTTGGTCATAATCGCAATGAGAGACTTACTCTTAAATAAGTGTGCCTCATCACCAATTACCACATCATATTCCTCAAACCAGGATCTTTCTAACTTATAGATAGATTGCCAGGTAGTAATAGTTATTGGAACATTGCTATATTTTTCTCGACCAGAATAGATACGGTGACAATATGAATCAACATCCCAACCATAGTCAAGAAAATCCTTGTACATCTGCTCTACAAGAGATGTCGTTGGAACAACTAAAAGAACTTTTTTCCCTTGGTTCTCGTAGTATCTTACAAGAGAATAAATCATCAAAGATTTGCCAGAAGCAGTGGGGCTTATCAATAGCTTTCTATTGTGTTTTAAAGCACCGTATACTCCCTCAATTTGATACTTCCTGGGAGTATGGGAACAAATGGAGTGCATATAATCCTTAACACCCTCATATGATATCTCCTCATTCTCTTCATATGGGGTGCCATAAAATTTATTGTCCTCAAACGTGTAAGAATAATCGTATTGCTTACAGAAACTGACAATTTTATCTAGCAGACCGACGTAGATTTGCTTGGAACGCATATCAAAGAGATGTATCTCTCCATTCCAATTTCTACCACGATACTGTGGCATAAATTTTGCATTAGGAACCTCAAACTTAAAGTGGTCTCTAAGTTCATATTCAATATGAGGTTCAGTATTAATCTTTAAAAATACTTCGTTGGACTTAGATATAACAAGATTTGCTGACGTATC